ATTTGGTTATCAGCACAATCAACCTTATCAACGGGTGGTTCTGCTATTGTATTATCTACTCCAAATGGTGTGGGTAACTGGTTCCATAAAATGTGGGTAGAAGGTGAAAGTGGAGCAAATGGCTTTAATTGTATTAATTTACATTGGACTGTACACCCTGAAAGAAATCAAACGTGGAGAGATGAGCAAACTCGAATCTTAGGAGTTAAGGGAGCAGCACAAGAATGTGATTGTGACTTTATTGGTTCGGGTGATACCGTAATCGACCCGGCATTATTGACTTGGTATAAAGATACATACGTTATGGAGCCCGTAGAAAAAAGAGGATTTGATGGAAATCTTTGGATATGGGAACATCCTAACTACAATAGACAATATATGATATCTGCCGACGTGGCGAGGGGTGATGGTTCGGATTATTCTACTGCGCAAATCATTGATATAGAAGATTCATCGCAAGTTGGTGAATATAGAGGTAAGATTGATACAAAAGATTTTGGAAACTTCCTAACGGCATTAGCAACCGAATATAATAACGCATTATTAGTAGTAGAGAACTCAAACGTAGGTTGGGCTTGTATTCAACAAATTATAGATAGAGGATACCCAAATCTATTCTATATGAGTAACGATTTACAATATGTGGATGTTGAAAGACAAATGTCTAACAAATATTATAGACAAGAAAGGCAAATGGTTGCCGGTTTTTCTACAACATCAAAAACTCGTCCTCTTATCATTTCAGCATTGGATACCTATATGACTGATAAGGATATTCTTATTCGTTCAAATAGACTGATTGATGAATTATTTACATTTATATGGCATGGTGGTAGAGCGGAAGCTATGAAAGGATATAATGATGACTTAGTAATGGCGTTGAGTATTGGATTATGGGTTCGTAATACGGCATTAAGATTAAGACAAGAAGGTATTGATTTGACAAGAAATATGTTAAATGCAACAACGATACAAAACAATACCGGAGTATATACATCTAACTGGCAACAAAAGAATCCGTATGAAATGGAGATAGGTAGAGGAGAAACAGAAAACTTAACTTGGTTACTTCGATAATTTTTATATATTTATATGTTGAAACTATAAAAAGATTTAAAATGATAAAATTAGGCAGATTAGTTAACTTATCACCATTGAAAGAAATGGATAATCCTTGTTGGAAAGGATATGAGATGGTAGGTACTAAGAAAAAAGATGGTAGAGAAGTACCAAATTGTGTACCTATGAAAGAGGCTGATGAAAACGAGCCAACCGAATATGATGTAGAGAACGGAGAAGATATGAAAGAATTCGTTCAGTTTATGAGGGAGTACACACAATATTTAGCTGAAGCAAATTGTAATTGTGTATATGAGGCAGAATATCAGGGAAGAAGTGTTAAGTTGGGTAAACCAATGCAAGGGGATGTTAAGAAATTCAAAGTATATGTAAAGAACGACAAAGGAAATGTTGTTAAAGTAAACTTTGGTGACCCTAATATGAGAATTAAAAAATCAAATCCTGATAGAAGAGCATCTTTCAGAGCTAGACATAATTGTGATACACCAGGTCCAAGATGGAAAGCAAGATATTGGTCTTGTAGAAAGTGGTAAATTTTTGGAAATTCCAAATTTTTTCCATATATTTAACAATTACAATTATTTAACAAAAAGAAATGGCATCAGATAAATCATTTTTTGGTAGGTTACAAAAACTATTTTCAACCAATACCATAGTTCGAAAAACCGAAAAGGGTATTAAGGTAATAGATACCGATGAGCACCAAAGTTTAACAACAAACTTAGTAGATAGATACATGCGTATGAGAACCCCACAATTTAGTGGAGGTTTAATAGAATCCGCAATGGCTTATCAGCAAGTTAGAATTGACTTGTTTAGAGATTACGATTCAATGGACATGGACCCTATACTTTCATCGGCATTAGATATATACGCTGATGAATGTACTGCAAAAAACGAACAAGGTAATATATTAAAGATACATCACCCAGATGATAATGTAAAACAAATATTAGAAAATTTGTTCTACGATATAATGAATATCGAATTTACATTATGGCCTTGGACAAGAAATTTAGTAAAATATGGTGATTTATTTTTACAATTAGAAATGGCTGAAGGATTGGGTATTATAAACGTAATCCCAATGTCTGTATATGAAACAAGCAGAGTAGAAGGGTTTGATATAGAAAATCCACAAAGAGTTAAATTCGTATATTCACCATTTATGAATCCAAATAGTGCGTATTCTCCAGCTAACGCAGGAAATAAAAAAGAATACGAAAACTATGAAGTAGCTCACTTCCGTTTAAATTCAGATGCAAACTTCCTACCTTATGGTAAATCGATGATTGAAGGTGGTAGAAGGGTTTGGAAACAATTATCCCTTATGGAAGATGCTATGTTGATTCATAGAGTAATGAGAGCTCCTGAAAAGAGAATCTTTAAAGTAGATGTTGGTAATATTCCACCAAACGAAGTGGATAATTACATGCAGAAAATTATCAACTCATCTAAAAAAGTTCCATTTATGGATGAAAGAACGGGTGAATATAATTTAAAATATAATATGCAAAACCTTATTGAAGATTACTATATGCCAGTTCGTGGTAGTGATAATGGTACGTCTATCGATACATTAAAGGGATTGGAATATAATATGATTGATGATATTAATTATCTTAAAAATAAATTGATGTCATCTTTAAAGATTCCTAAAGCGTTTTTAGGATACGAAGAAGATATTAATGGTAAAGCAACTTTAGCAGCACAGGATGTTAGATTTGCAAAAACCATCGAAAGAATTCAAAGAGTATTGATTTCAGAATTAACAAAGATTGCAATAGTTCACTTATATTCACAAGGAATTGAAGATGATAGTTTAACCGATTTTTCATTAGAATTAACTATTCCATCTAAAATCTATGAGCAAGAGAAGGTTGAATTATATACTTCCAAAGTAGCATTGATTACTCAAATGCAACAAACTAAAATGTTCTCTAAAGAATGGATGTATCAATCTATTATGGGAATGGCGCAAGATGAACAAGATGAACAAACAGTTTCAGTATTAGAGGATACTAAACAAATGTTCCGTTTAACATCAATCGAAACTCAAGGTGTTGACCCAGCAAAAGAAACGGGAACCGAATCCCCAACAAATGTGGAAGAAGAAATTCAAAAAATAAAAAATGAATTAGAAGAAGATGGGGTTGGCAGACCAAAGGACCCGGTTAGATATGGTAAAGATGACCATCCTGAAGGTAGAGACCCGTTGGGAATTAAAACTCTTAAACAAAAAGAAGGCTCTGTTAAATACAAACCGAGAAAATCTTCTTATTTGGAAGTATTTAAGGATATGAATGGTAATAAAAAGACCATTTTAACAGAGAATTTGGATAAGAAGTAATAATCTAAAAGAAAAGTATATTTATATCAGAGAAATTATATAATTGATGAAAAATATTAAACACTCAAAGTTTAAAAACACAGGATTCATTTTTGAATTATTAGTAAGGCAAATTACATCAGAAATTATGTCTGGCAAAACTACTTCAAAAGCTGAAAAGATATTAAAAGAATTTTTTTCTTCTAAAAAAGAACTTTCAAAAGAGTTAAAACTATATCAGTATTTGATTAATGAAAAATATAATTCAGAATCAAAAGCTGAGAAATTCGTAGAAACTGTGTGCGAAGCTCGTAAAAGATTAGATGAGCAAAAAATCACAAAAGAAAAATATAATCTTATTAAGCAAATAAAAGAAACTTATAATATTGATGAGTTTACCAAATCTCCAATTTCAAATTATAAATCTTTAGCATCAATCTACAAAATTTTTGAAGCAAGTATTAGTAAAGAATCATTTGAACCAAAAGATATTGTTAATTCAAAATTTACAATCGTTGAAAATATGATTAACTCATCGATTGAAAATAAGGATAAAAAAGTAAACGATAGAGTTTTTGAAGAATATAAAAAGCAAGATGAAGAAGTTAGAATGCTATCTTACAAAATGTTAGTAGAAAACTTCAACAAAAAATACAATAATTTATCAGAAGAACAAAAAAGATTACTTAAAGAATATATCAACAATATTAACAATACTGGTAAATTAAAAGAGTATGTTACTAATGAAGTTAATTCTTTATCAGAAGGTCTAAAGCAAATCGGTTCTAAAGTTTCAGATAAAGTAACAAAAATCAAATTGGCAGAAACAATTTCTAACATTAAGAAAATTAAAAGTGTTAAGAAATTAAAAGAATCACATTTGTCGGCATTAATGATGTCTTATGAACTTTTAAAAGAACTAAAAAATGCCAGCACAATCTAAAGCTCAACAAAGATTTATGGGAATGGTACATGCTGCTCAAAAGGGTGATATGGAAAATCCATCTCCTGAAGTTGCGAAAGCAGCTGATTCAATGAGTGATAAAGATGCTAAAGATTTTGCATCTACA